GGTTATTACATTATATTCTTTTTAACGAAGAAAAAATTGTTGGCATTCTAGCGAATAAAGCCATCACAGCTCGGGAAATTCTTAGTCGGGTTCAAACATCCTACCAACATCTTCCAAAGTTTTTACAGCAAGGATTAAGAGAATGGAATAAGGGTTCTATGGAACTTGAGAATGGAAGTAAAGTTATAGCTTCTTCCACATCTTCAAGTGCAATTCGTGGATTTTCATTTTCTTGTATTCTACTTGACGAATTTGCTCACGTTCAAAGACATATTGCAAATGAATTTATACGCTCTGTTTATCCTACGATTTCATCTGGTAAAGATACAAAAGTTATAATAGTATCAACACCAAATGGATTTAACTTGTTTTACAAGTTTTGGAATGATGCAGAGAATAAAAATAATTCTTTTCATCCATTCAAAGTACATTGGTCAAATGTACCTGGCAGAGATGATGAATGGTATAAAAGAACAGTCTCAACTATTGGTGAAGATTCTTTCAGACAAGAATATGAAGCAGAGTTCTTGGGTTCAACAAATACTCTGATTTCTACTGAAAGATTGCAAGAAATGTCATATAATGATCCATTATGGTCAAAAGATAGTCTGGATGTGCATGAAGAGCCCAAAGAAGGACACACATATACTATAACAGTTGACGTTGCTAGGGGGCAAGGAAACGATTATTCGGCCTTTTCGGTGTTTGATATTACCGAAATTCCGTATAAAATTGTTGCAAAATATCGAAATAACACCGTAGCGCCCCTACACTTTCCAAATATTATAAATACTATTGGAAAGAGTTATAATTATGCATATATTTTAGTAGAAATAAATGACATTGGTTCACAAGTTGCAGATGTTTTACACCATGATTTAGAGTATGAACATTTATATTCAACATCATGGTATGGGAGACACGGACAACAATTAAGTAGTGGTGCAAAGAAAGAATCTGCATTTGGTGTAAGAACAACTAAAGCTATGAAAAAGATTGGTTGTTCTAATTTAAAATCACTAATTGAAGAAAACAAACTTTTATTTAATGACTACGATATTATATCAGAACTAACTACATTTATTGCTATCGGTGAGTCCTATGCTGGAGAAGAAGGAACACATGATGATTTAGTAATAACAATGGTGTTATTTGCTTGGTTAATAGATCAACAATATTTTAAAGATTTAAGTCAACAAAATATAAGAGATAATTTATACAAAAATCAACTAAACCAGTTAGAAGATTTAACGACACCATTTGGAGTTATTGATAATGGCTTGAATCAAGATGAATATGAAATTGATTCAGATGGGACAGTTTGGAAAACAGTTCTTTAAAAATAAATTATTTAACTATTGATGAAAATATATTAATATAAAAAATGTAATTAATTGTAAAGGAGATTACCATGCCATTTCAGATTTCGCCCGGTGTTACAATTACCGAAAAAGATTTAACAACAGTAGTGCCTAGTGTTTCTACAACCATTGGTGGTATTGTTGGAGAGTTTGGTTGGGGCCCGTGTAACGAAAAAGTTAGAATAACGTCAGAAAACGAATTAGTAGCATTATTCGGTGAACCAACACTTGATAATGCCAAATATTTTTGGCCTGCAGCAAACTATTTAGGATATGGAGATAATTTATTAGTCGTAAGAGGCATCGCAGTTGATGCAAGAAACGCAGCTGTTAAAGCAGACGCAACAGCAGGAGAGGTTGATCTTATAGAAAACGGTGATGATTATGATGGTAGTACTTTAACTGATGCATTGTTTTTTGCAAAATATCCTGGCTTGTTGGGAAATAGTTTAGAAGTTTATGCAATAGACAATGCTGGTTGGAACGCAGATTTATCTGGTGATGCAACTGCATTAGCAATTCAAAATAAATTTAAAGCAGCATTTATTTCTGAACCAAAAACTTCCGCAGATGCAGAAGCTTCTGCTGGTGAAAATGGTTTAGATGAAATGCATATTATGATTATTGACAAAACAGGTATGATTGCTAAAGTTGCTAATGATGTTATAGAAACTCATGCTTTTGTAAGTAAAGCATTTGATGCAAGACGACAAGATGGTTCTAATAATTATGTTGTAAATGTTTTGCGTAATGAATCACAATATGTATATGCTGGTAAACTAGCACAATTCGGTGCTGATGTTGGACAACCAAAAACAACAACTTTTGGTGCTTTAACTAGCAACATAATTGGTGGACAGTTGCAAGGAGGGCTTGATGGTTCAGCACTCACAGGAACAGAATTAATGGCAGGATATGATCAATTTGATAATGCAGAAACAGTTGATGTAACCTTGTTAATGCAAGGTGGTTCTGCTGGGTTAGCAGTAAAAGCAGATGCAAATGCTGTTGGTGCATATGTTCGTAATATTGCTGATACACGAAAAGATTGTGTTGCATTTGTTTCACCACACCATGATTCATGTGTAGCAGTAGCAGATAATACTGCAATTATGACAGAAATTAAATTGGATAAAGAAGCATTAGGATCATCCAGTTATGGTGTAATGGATTCTGCATGGAAATATCAATATGACCGTTATCGGGATGTTTTTGTTAATGTTCCAATGAACGGTGATATTGCTGGACTTTGTGCAAGAACTGATTTTACTAATGATCCGTGGTATTCTCCTGCTGGTGTTAGTAGAGGTACAATTAAAAATATTGTAAAAACATCATGGCACGCTAGAAAAGCCGATCGTGATGAACTTTATAAACTTTCTATCAATCCATTTGCAACAAGAGTTGGTGAGGGAATACAATTATTTGGTGATAAAACTATGTTATTGCGCCCAAGTGCTTTTGATAGAATTAATGTTCGTAGGTTATTTATTATTCTTGAAAAATCAATCGCGATTGCTGCACGAAATTTATTGTTTGAATTTAATGATGAATTTACTCGTTCTCAATTTGTTAATATAGTTGCTCCTTTCTTGAGAGAAGTTCAGGGACGCAGAGGTATTACAGACTTTAAAGTAGTTTGTGATAGTACAAATAATACTGGACAGGTTATTGATACGAATCGTTTTGTTGGAGATATTTACGTTAAACCAACTCGTTCTATCAACTATATTCAGTTAAATTTTGTTGCTTCTCGTACTGATGTTTCTTTTACAGAACTTGGTGCTTAAGCCTTATAAATATATAAAATAAAGGAGTAATTAAAAATGAGTAATATTTCAAATTTTAAAAATAATTTTAGGGGTGGTGTAAGACCTAATCAGTTTTATGTTCGTTTTTATGCCGTTCCTTCCGTAGTTGGAGTTGGACAAACATGGTTAGATACTGCTATGTCTTGTAAAGCTGCACAGATTCCTTCTTCCGTAGTTGGAAATGTAGATGTACCTTTTCTTGGTCGTCAATTAAAAGTACCTGGCGATAGAACATTTGAAGATTGGACAGTTACCATGTTTTCTGATTCTACTTGGGCTGTAAGATCATCATTTGAACGCTGGATGTCTCACATTCAAGGTCATACAAATCCTTATGCTTCTTCTGATGAAGTTCCTTATGGTTCTGCTTATGTTCATCAGATGGGCCGAGAAGGAAATGTTATTTGTACCTATGTTATGGAAGATGTTTATCCAACTAATGTAGCTGCTATTGAACTGGATTGGGGTACTAATGATGCTGTAGAGGAATTTCAAGTTACCTTTGCAGTTAATAATTGGCGTCAAGATCATCTTGCAGAACCTCAACCAAATGGTAGTAGTGGTGTTGGAATTGATATTGGTGTTCGTGCAACAATTCCTGGCACCAACATTACCCTCGGCGGACGAGGAATATTCTAAATTTGAAGGTAATTAATATTGATAAGGGGGAGAAATCCCCCTTATTTTTCATAATGAACAAAGGATAGCGATATGGCATTTGACTTATTTGGATTTACGGTTTCAAAAAAGAAAACAGAAAAAACATTTGTAACACCTGAGAATGATGATGGTGCAATTACCTATGTCGAGGGCGGGGGATTTGTAGGAACATATATTAATACAGATCTTGATGCTAAAGATGAAAATCTTTTAATTCAAAAATATCGTGAGATGGCTATGACACAGGAAGTTGATCTTGCTATCACGGATGTTATAAATGAATCTGTTTTACATGAGACTGGAAAATCAACAATAAATTTATCTTTGGAAAATTTAAATCAGAATGAATCAATTAAGAAAAAAATTACTGATGAATTTTCAAAGATTGTAAAACTTTTAGATTTTAATAAAACAGGTTACGATACTTTTAGAAAATGGTATATTGATGGTAAACTGTATCATCATATTGTTATTGATAAAGAAAAAGTAAAAGAAGGTATTAAAGCTTTAATACCAGTTGATGCTCTTGATATTAAAAAAGTAAGAGAAATAAAAAGAGAAAAAGATAATGTAACTGGTGTTGAGTTTATAAAAGATATAGAAGAATATTTTATATACAAACCAGACCAAACAACAGGACAATTTTTACCTGGCGGTAAAATGAATGAAGAAGTTAAAGTAGCACTTGATGCTATTTCTTATGTTCATTCTGGTATGATTGATTCACAAAAACAAGTCGTTATTGGTTATCTTTATAAAGCAATTAAACCTTATAACCAATTAAGGATGATTGAAGATTCTCTTGTTATCTATCGTTTAGCAAGAGCACCCGAAAGACGAATCTTTTATATTGATGTTGGAAACTTACCGAAAATGAAAGCAGAACAATATTTACGTTCTGTCATGGATAAGTATAAACAGAAGGTTGTTTATAATGCAACAACTGGTGAAGTAGAAGATCAGAAAAAACAAATGTCAATGCTTGAAGATTTCTGGTTGCCAAGGCGAGAGGGTGGTAGAGGTACTGAAATTTCTACATTACCCGGCGGTCAATCTTTAGGTGAAATAGAAGATATAGAATATTTTAGAAAGAAGCTTTATCAATCTTTGAATATTCCAATTTCAAGAATTGAGGGTACTGAATCAACTGCATTTAATTTAGGTAGAACATCAGAGATTAATCGTGATGAAGTAAAATTTGCAAAATTTATTTCAAGATTACGTCAACGATTTTCATCTTTATTTACAGATTTATTAAGAGTTCAGCTTCTTCTTAAAGGAATTATCAAAGAAGAAGATTGGTACGATATTAAAGATGCTATTGAATATGTATGGACTAGGGATTCCCATTTTGCAGAATTAAAACAAAATGAAATTCTTAGAGAGCGTTTGGAAGTTCTTTCATCAATGGATGAATATATTGGAAAATATTTTTCTAATGAATGGGTTAGAAAAAATGTTCTCCGACAATCTGAAGATGATATTGTTGAAATGGATAAACAGATTAAAGATGAAACAGGTGTGGAATCAGATGATGCTAAGATTAATCCAGAACTATTGGATTTTCAAGATACAGGTGAATAAATAATGAGTATTTCTAAATCGAGTTTTTTAAATAATTATAAAAATAAAGTTGCTTCAGAAGATTTAGATAAAATAAATGAAGCAATTAGATATGCTTTTAAACTTACCGACAAGTATGGTGTTGAAAGAATTAACAAATCAATTTTAGAAGCTTCTATTGAATTTAAAATTGATGAAAATTTGTTAAGAGAAAAAATAAATGATGAATCTTTTATATTAGACGAAAGGAATAATTATGAGTGATGATGCAAAAGCAAGTATAGTTCAAAATGTTCTTGATAGGAAATTTTCTAGAGCAAATGCAGAATTTGCAAATTTAATGAGAGATAAAGCATATGCTGCGATTGATGATTTCAAAAATGCATTTAAATATGTTGCTGTACAAAAATCTGAACCAGAGAAATCTGAACCAGAGAAAAAGAAGGAAGTTGAAAAAAAGGAGAAATAAATGAAATTAATAACAGAACATACAAGCGATGTAGAATATATTGTTGAAGGAAAAAATAAACAACAATATATTAAAGGTATTTTTATGCAATCTGATATTAAGAATCAGAATGGTAGAGTATATCCTTTTTCTGTTCTTCAAAAACAAGTAAAAGAATTTAACAATAAATTTGTGAAACAAGATCGAGCATTAGGTGAATTAGGACATCCAATGGGCCCAACAATTAATCTTGATCGTGTTTCTCATGTTATCACAGAATTAACCGAAGATGGTAAAAATTTTGTTGGAAAAGCAAAGATTATTGACACACCAAATGGAAAGATTGTAAAAAATCTTCTTGAGTCTGGTGTTCGTTTAGGTGTGAGTTCAAGAGGACTTGGTTCTGTAAAAACAAACAAAGAAGGGGTAAATGAAGTACAAGATG